TCAGGACAATCAGCGGCAGCAGCAGCCACACGGCTGCGCAGGTGATGGTGGTCATGGGGTCAATGCAGTGGTGGTCGGTGGTGGGCGCTGCCCATCGCTTCCGACTACCGAACACTAGCCCATAGGCCCCGCTATGTCGAGCTAGTACAGCCGCACGCCGCGCACAGCACGCCCGGCCGTTGGCCGACCCACCTCAAACAGGCGGTGGCACATGTAGCCCAGTCCATCGACCATGTGGTCGTAGCCAGCCTGCTTGTCGGGCTCACCTTTGTCGGTGTAGCTCTGCAGCTCCAAGCACTCAATGAGCTTGCGGCAGCGCGGATCAATCCACAGGCGGGTTTCGCCGTTGCCGTTCTCCAGCAGCGCCTGCACCGAAGCCACCCGATCGCGGATGGGCGGGTTAGCTGCCGGGGCCATGTTGCTGATGTCGTAGCTCTGCAGAATGGCGATGTCGCTGCGGCTGCTGTTGGTGCTGCGATTGCGGCCTGAGGCATCCGGGTAGCCGAGCACCCGCGCCTGGGGGTGACGGCGGCGCAGCTCCTTGCCCAATGCGTCGGTGTCGTGAGCGGCGGCGATCTCGTCAACGATGAACAGCTCGCGGCCACGGCGCACACCCAGCACCGCATTGGTGTTACCGACGTTGAAGTCGCAGCCCATCAGGATCGTCTCGTCATCCTCAATGGCGATGGGCACCACATGGCGGTTGCGGTTGAAGCGGTCGTAGACCGTGCCGGTGGTCAGCGAGACAAACTCGCCGTTCAGGTACGCCTGGATCAGGTTGGCCGGGTAGTTGGCGATCAGGCTGGGGATGAAGTCGTCTGGCAGGTGCGGGTTGTCTGCGGTGCGAGCCTGAATCAGGCGGGTGTCGTCTTTGGCATCGCGCTTGAAGGTTTGGTAGGCCCAGCCGAAGCCTTCCGGTGTGGTGGCGGCATAGAACTGGCGGACGTGGCCAGCACGCAGACGGGCCAGGGCCATGCGGGCTGCGTTCTCGGCCACGCGTTGCGGGGCGGTGTCGGCCTCGTCAAAGCCGATGGCGCAGAGGTTCTGACCCCGGATGCGGTTCCAGGTTTCCATGGTGCGCAGCAGAATCGTGTGCTGCCCCTCGGCAAAGGTGAGGGTGTATTCAGGGAGCGGGCTGACGCGGAAGGTGAAAGGGATTTCCCACTCGGTCAGCAGGTCGTCAAAGGTGCGCTCCAGGATGTCGCGCAGCATGGGCGCGACGGGTTCAAACAGGGCTGAGGCATAGCCGATGTTCTGCGCGGCCAGGGTGACGGCCTTGGCGACCAGGCCGTGGGTTTTGCCAGCACCGAAGCCGCAGACCAGACCGATCTTGCGGTGGGTGATGTCATCGCAGAAGGCGAGTTGATGGGGCAGGAGGGTGGCGCGGACGCGGGCTAGGGCATCAGCCGCTGATGGCGTTGACGAGTCAATCTCTGGGTTGAGAAAGTCAAGCAGGCCAGACTGAGTGGTGATGCCGTCCAGCAGGCTGGGCATCAAACCGGCTTGTTGAGGATGGTGCGCACGGTGCCATCAGCTTTGACGGCAATCACCTTGTGGACGTGGGGGATGCCGGGCTTGGGCTTAAGCAGGCGACCGACGGCGGTGACAGTGGGCTTCATTCGGCAACCTCGTCGTCGGTGTCGTCGTCGGTGGTGAGCAGGTCAAAGATGAGCTGCTGCTTAACCAGCTCTAGGGCGCCGATCAACTCAGCGCCGCAGAGGTCGTCAGTTGAGGCGATCAGCTCGCTGAGAGCATCGAGAAAGGATTCCATAAAAAAGCTATGACTAGCTAATCCTAGCTGAATTAGCCGCGACGCATTGGGCGCCAATTATTCTTAGCCCGAGGCGTGCGAGCTACACCTCTGCCAAAGTTTTTGACACTTAAAGCAGAAGCGCCGAGATAAATAGATCTAGCCTGTTCGGCCCTGCGGTTACCGCGACTCGTTTTAGCGTCAGGGCGACGAATCATCTTGGAGCCAGGCACGTTTCTTGTGTCGGCAGTCGCTTCAAACCTGGCTTGAGCCCGCTTCAATCGCCCCACGCGGGAGCGCAGCGCGGCGTTCTGAGCTTGCTGTTTAGCCTGCTGCTTGGCGGACGGCTTAGGGCGCGTTGATGTCATTCGACTCTGCAACGCCAATTTCTCTAGCCGGAGCCCTGCCGCACTGGGGCCTGCGGCATTGATTTTGTCGTTTAAGCTGCGAAGTTTTTTGTTCTGGTTTTTGCGTACTGAAGCGTTGACGAGATCTTGGGCAGATGCTTTGGGCTTGGCAGCTGCAGGCTTGGCGGCGGCCCGGTTCTGCTTGACCCAGTTCTTCAGCGCCTTGATCTGAGTGGAAGGTGTCTGCGCTTGTAGGGCACTTTCGACTTGCTTTTTGCTCATGCCCTTCGATTTAGCAATGGCGCCCACATGCACGTCGCGGAGCTTCTTTGCTCGTGATTGCTCACTCTTAAACTTTCTGTTGCGGGCCTTACTAGCGGCGCGGCTGGCCGCCTTCTGGGCATTCACATTGCGGGTGATCTCAGCATCCAGCGCTTTGCCCCGTGCCCCACGCATGGGGATATTTACGACGGCTGTATCCCTGGCAGAGTCAGGCCTGTTTGCTGACTTGGCCGTTGCCTTTGGCTTGGATGCTCCTATTTTCCCCGCTGCCCCAGGATCACGCTTCACCTTCCCCTTGATTGCACCCGCAGGCTTGCCGCCAGCAATGCCCTTGGTCACCGTCGCCCGCTTGTTCCCTGCCGCCGTTCTGAGCCGCCCGCCACGGGCTGTGGCACCCGCCGACGAAAAGCGCCCACGGTTGTCCCTTGCGTACTTGCGAGCCATGAACCTTGGCCTTTAGACCAAGGTTTCCGTGTCAGCTCATCTCAAAGCGCAGCAGACGTGCCTGGTCTTCCAAAGCTTTCAGGGCCACGCTGAGCTGGTTGGCTTCTGAGGCGCGGCGCTCGTATTCAACGAGGCGGGCAATGGCAGCAGCTAGCCATTGCGGGCGCTCTAGCTCGGCGTCCAGTTGCATCAACTGGCGTGCGCGTGAGATGTAATTCTCGGCCTGACGTTCTCCGACGTTCCAGGATTCCGAACAGTGGCGAACGATTTGAGTACGGCTGTGCGCACGAAGTAGCAGGTCGTAGACAGCGTTGACCCGCTCGTCAATTTCTACGTTGGTGCTCTTCTTTGCCATGGCCGGAGTTTAACCGGAAGCGGGCATCAGGAGGATGCCGTCAGCCGCGAGGATGTTGAGACGCAGCTCGGCATCATCCAAGTTTTCAGCCCAAACGGTGGCCATGCGGTTGATGCGCTCTGGCGCAACGCGGTAGAGGAAGAGGTACTGCCCCTGCAGGGGATGAGCCAGGGAAGAGGGAACGTAGGCGCCGGTCAGCTGAAAGGAGCCGAGGAGGTTGATGGCGACGTGCTCAGCATCGGCCATGGTCAGCTCGGGCAGATCAATGACCAGGCCGAAGGGATCCCCATCGAAGGGGTGATTAGCGACGATGCTCCATGGTTCCATGGTCGTGGCGTTGTGGTTAGGTTGCCGCGAGGGGGATGATGGTGATGAGGGCGCCGGGGTGCTCTGCGGCGACGGTGTAGCGCTTGGTGAATGAGGAGATGGCGATGCGTGCGTCGTCTTGTAGGAGGCCAGCATCAACCAAAGCATCTTCAGTAGAGCGGAGGCATTTGCTGCCATCGGGTTTGACGCTGTGAAAGGTTGGCGCTGAGGGCTTGAGGGTGCCTTTGGCGGTGTAGTGCGACTTGGGACGTGGGAAGAGGAAGACGCAGGAGAGGGAGACGGGGCCGGTGATGGTGGGGTGATTGACGGCAATGGCGGCCTGCTGGACGAGGTAACGCCAGGGCTTGAGGTTCTTGCAGGATTCGACCATCACACCGTTGCCTACGTGGCGTTTGCTGCCCTGCGGTTGCGGTGCCATGCCGGCGACGGTGAAGGTAATCACAAGTTGCCCTTCTGGCTAAACGGCAACCTCAGCAGCAAGGGCAGCAGGCGCACGAAGGTCACCTTGATGCACAGCTCAACCGCTGCGCCTAGGGCGAGCAGGAGGGTGATGGTGAGCAGGGTGTCAGTCATCGCCACCCTCCAGCTCGGCGGCGATGGCGAGTAGTTGATCGCGCACTTTGCAACGATTGCGAATGGCGGCAAGTGATAGCGATCCCTTGTCGATGTCGTCTGGCTTCGGCACCACCTGATCCGCAGCAGCTCGCAGGGCGGCGGCGATGTTTTCACGCATGTCATCTATTTGCAGACCAGTGTTTTCTGCGTCACCAAGGAACGCATCCAGCACCGCCTGCGCGGCGGGGGAG